TTCTCTAGTCGTTCTACCCTGTCTGCCAGGTAGCAAAGCATTTTTTCCATATCCCTTTCGGTCATTATAATCTCCTTTGTTTTGGGGTGAACTTTCCGTTATACACCCATAAAGGACATGGGATCAAGATCTTTTATTTCTAGGATATTGGTTCAACCGACCTGGCGGAATGCCTTACCCTCTTAATTTTTCCATGTCTCTCCAGCGAGGAGATAAAACTATGGACCATGGACTTGGAAGCCAGTCCCATAGGCTCTTTCATTTCGTCATAGGACGGCGAGTAGCCGTTCTTTCTGATATATTCCCTTATAAATTCTAAAAGTTTAGCTTGTCTTTTTGTCATTATTTCTTCTCATCTATATTATGCCCTATGATAAAGACCATAAAGGCAATAAAGCCAAGCAATCCAATGATTACAGCAAGGGATGTCAGTATCATGAATTCCATTAGTCCGTTCCTTCCCACTTATCAAAGTCGTATTCTCTTTGTTCCTCTTTAAGGATCTTCTCAATCTTCTTGATTCGCTCCTTTAGCTTCTTCAGTTCTTCCTCAAGCTCTTTCAATGTCATGCCAGGCTCCTCATGTGGTCGCTCATCTCCTTGGCCCTTGCAGGTGTCTGCTTCGCCCACCTGGAATCCAGCATTTCGCTCGCGGCCACATCGTACTGCGGCGGTGTCTGCCTTAAAGCCTTCCACATATTGCGAAACTTGGATACACCGGTTTTTCCCAACTGAAAAATCATCTCGATAATGGTCTCTTTTGCCAGGTCCTTTAGGTCCGGGCAGTCGCTACAAAGCTCCTCAGCGCCTTGTATGGCGTTTTTTAAATCGTTCTTTAGGATATTCATGAGCATATCCTCGGGATATTCCTTATTATCCTCCCAGAAGTCCTCCACGCAGAGGTGTCCCACCCCCACGGTTCTTTTGCCTAATGAATCGAGGTACACCTTATTACGGTAGCCTTCGTGTTCCTTTACTGATTTTAATAGTCTGTTCATGTCCATGCTTTTTTCTCCTTTT